GTAGAGCCTGCGTTTGCGAAACTTGTTGAATATACTGAATCGCTACTTCTTTTGAATTGCACCTCTGTACCAATGATGTAAGGAGAAGATGCGTTAGTCCAACTAGCCGTGACAGAAGTGTTAGTTATAACACTTACAGAAGTAGAGTCAGTCGCTATGGAAAGGTTTGTGGGTGCTGCTAGACTTATTGTGCCACCTGATAGATTGCTACCTGATGCAACTGCTGTTTGATAATCACTTGGATTGAATGTGTAGATAGATGAAGATGCCTCTTTGAGAGTTAGCCTGCAAGCTAAAATTTGATTTTCTTGATCTCCAATCAAGTCTAGTTCCCATGTTATAACCTCAAATACTTTTTGGTCAAAACCCAATCTTTCATTTGTTACATACACCCAGTCTACAGCTTGCAGTTGCATGAAAGTTAAATCAACAAGACAAGATATAGTTTGTGTATTTCTTTGATGATTCAAAGCTATTCTGCCTATCCTTTGTGCCATAGTATGTGTCGTTGTAAATGGCAATCTAGTTTCCATTTGTTTTTTGAAATTTGGCTTATCACTGCTTGTTCCGTTGGGAGTATCTTCCGTCAAAAAAGTGCTGTCCTCATATACAGGTGCATCTGCCCCTATAAAATTATTTGAAGCATCAACAAAAATAGGTTTGACAGTATTGTATAGTTCTCCAGACTGTGACCGTGTTGTTAAAGTTATAGGCTCTAATAAATTGTCGTCAGTTATCGTAAGTGATGGTGTTTGTGCTGCTCCTGCAAAAACATTAAATTTTCCATTAGAATAGGTAAGCTGACCTGCCATAGACGTAAGTAATCCCTCTATAATACCTGTACCTGTTGCTGAGAAATTAGTAAAACCATTAGCCGTATATCTTTTTTCTGTTGTGCTGTTGTCAGCTAAAGTTACGTCTTGGTCACAAATATTTGCAGCAGCAGCAATACCTCCTGCGTTTGTTGTGTCATTTATTTCAGAACTCAAACATTTAAGACCATAAGTTGTGTCTGTTAGATAATCTCTGATTATGAGAGCAGGATTAGAACTAAATGCAGTGCTACTATCTCTTGGGTCAAAAACCTTCTTACCTTTTACTTTGAAAGAAACTTGAGGCATACCACTGAATAATTCTCGGTCATAAATCATCTGCATATAGACATAAGCACAACCTCTGAATCTGTCTGTGCTTGTGATACCCTGTGTAGTTCCAGATAGGGATTGCACTGCAAAGTTGTCAGCAGCTTGGTCATCTGTTCCAAGATTGACAGAAAATCTTATCAATCTTCCACTTGTAAAAGCATTGGGATTGTCTGTGTTTGTAAACTCAGAGTTTGTGACTGTATGTACTTCTTTGCTATTTATTGTGCTTGTAGTTGATGTCAAATCTACGTCGTTTAGTCTGACAGATTCAACAGATTGTATTTCATGTCCTGCTAATACGACAATCATGTGCAACATGTGATTATCTGTTCCTGCTGTCTCCATGTGAGCAATAGTTCCTCCCACTCTGCACTCCCCATATACTATCTGTCTGGGTGCTGTAGCTGCTCTTGCAGCAAATTTATTAGCAAAATTACCTTGTGTAGCCTCTATGGATTTTGTAAGTACAGAACCAACGAAAGCCATAGAAAAAGCCATAGCAAGATTCGTTACGTTTGCTAAACCTGCTGTAAAAAGAGCAGAAAGGGGATTTCCTGTTATAACTGTAGCTATAGCTGCAACAACAATGAATGTTACAACAGCTTTCAGTGCGTTTTTGACGTGCTTACCCATTAATTCTCCAAGCCTTAGCTATATTCACATCTTTCTTAACCACGATGCCTTGATCGTTTACACCTATGGCATTGTAATTGTCAAATACACAAGCTAGTTCACTTTCTTCTTTATAAACTCCAAAATCACCTTTGGTTATATATGCAGGTGGTATTTCTTCTATTCCAGTTTGTTTTGATACAGCATTTGCTATAGCATTTGCCAGTCCTTTACCTTTACCATATTTTAAAATTGCTTGCATAGCTTCTTCCTCAGAACTCCATTTCCACGAAGAAGGTAAAAGGCTCACACCAGTCATTGTTTTTATAAAACCATTTGTAAAATGTACGCAATCCCACTTTCCCCATTCAAAAGGTTTTTTAAGATTTCTGCTCAAATAGGTATCAAACTCTAACTCCCATTTTGGCAATTTTTTCATTTTTATCTCATGTTGTATTCAGGATTCCCATCAACTACGCCACCAGACCCACCACTTGTTACATTATCTGTTTCTTGACCCCAAGTTATTTGTTTATCTTGAAGCTGTTGCATACGGTTGAAGCCTGTATCTCCTGAAAATAAAAACTGTTGACTCTCTGCTGTATATCTTAGATTTGATGGTCTATCTAAATCTAACAATCTGTTCTCTGCATCTACATTTATAACAGAACCATTTGTATCGTCAGATACAGAAAGATTTACCATTCTTCCTTTGAACAAAGTAATTACACCTGCAACTTCAACACCTCCACCCATTAAAAAACCTAAAAACAAAGTTATAGGTCTATTTTGATAGTTTTCTGTCAAGGCATAAGATAATACGGTACTATCCATACCAGACAATGCAATACTAAGACCTTCTGATTTTATTTCTCTGCCCTCTTGGACACCACTTATAGTCAACAGAGAGCCTGCACCAGTATAAGTTTCTGAATCTATTGTAATATCATCATTACCTGTCCAGACTCTTATATCATCAGTATCAAACTCTGCTTTTACTGCGAAAAAAAGTTGTTGATGGTCGTCAACAAGTCTATTTGTTATAGGAGTAGTAAGACCTGTCCTGCTTGCCATTACACTACCTCAACACAAGAAAAAGAAATGCCATAAAGACTTCTTTGGTCGCCTGACCATTCAACCACATTATCTGTAAGCCTAAAAAGACCTTTTGGGTTTTGGAATATTACATAATTATTATCTGCCAAATCCGATCTAAGTTTTGGTTCTATTTGAACACTATATCTATCAGGACTAGCATCTGTAAGAGTTGCATCTTCTACCACTTGCACAAGTTGAACTGGATTTGCTGTAGTAGCCGTACCTGCTGTTATGCCTAAATAATCTCCTTTCACTATTGTTCCTGTAAAGCTACTTGTTGTATCAAGAGAAAGTGCAGTAGCACCTTTGACGTTTTGTTGCACTTTACACCCAGAAGTAGAACTAACATTGGTTAAGACTGAATCCACAACAACGACAGTAGCACTTGTGACTGTTGTTATTTTGTGAGTGCCGTTATTTTCTTCATTTGCCATTCCAGTTACATGAATAAAGTCTCCTGCTACAGCACTGCCAAAAGTGCTTGCACCTGCTGTAAAAGTATTACCGTTTGTTACAGTCAAAGCTACACTTGTGTTATTTATACGTTTATCGCCCAATAAATGCGTTGTATTGAACGTTCCTTGATTAGTTAAGGCATCAGGGTCAGCAAACTTAAAATGGTTAGTAGAGCCTTTTAATTGCATCAGAAAAGATTGCCACTCTACAGCTTGAGTTCTGTTTAAAGGTGGCAAAGTTACATCTGCCTCCCAGAACACAGCATCAAACTCTTGTGAAAGTTGCTTACCTGTGAACGGAGACGCTGTTCTACCTATGGCTCTAAAGAGCCTAAATTGACTCCTAACAAAATTTGGAGTAGTTGGCATTGTAATAATTCTAGCCACCCAACAACCCCTTTCTAAATTGACCTCCTCGCATAGCAGCTTCTAAAACTGCCCCTTTAGTAACATCAGAGATTTGTGGCAACATTTTTGTTACTTCTGCTCTTACTGTTGGAACAACACCTGTAGAAAAGTTTACTGATTGATTTACAATTATAGGACTTCCTCCCATAGCATTTCTGCTATTCATGTTGTTCAAGATAGTTCCTCCAGTGTTTGGCACAAATATTTCTGCTCCTCTCTCCCCTACAACAGTAGGTGTATTTCGTTGTATCGTTCCACCACCTGCTGCTCTTACACCACCTATAGAAGCATCTATTTGCATTGCCTCTGCTGATGACATTCTATTTCCACCAAAGAAATTTGAGGTAGGTAATGCATCTTTACCAGTCAAATTAAAAACTTGATTAAGTATTTTATTGACTATCTGCATCTGTAAAAATATTGCAATGATTTGCGAAACAATATTTTTTGCAAAATTCTTAAAACTATCAAGGGCATTTTGCCCATTTAAAAGGTTATCAGTAAATTCCTTAGTAAATGCGTTAGAGGATTGAATTACAGCTTCTTTCATATCTCCCAAAGCTACCTTTGTGCCTTCAACTGCTACAGGCATATCGGTTTTTAGCTGATCTAAAAACTCTTCTATCTTTGCATCTAAGACTGTTACATCTTCTATATCTTCACCAAGATCAGGGAAGAACCTCTCACCTAATTTACCTAGAGTTTCTTTTACTGCATCAATTTTTTCTTCTACAACTTCAAACTTAGAACCTAACTCTACTAAACCCATAGTTGCCAAAACTATAAAAGCTGTAATTTTATTCTTTGCCAACAAACTCAACGCTACTCTTACAGTAGTTATAGCTTTAGCAAGACCTGTCATTGCGTTTGTAAAAACAACTGTTGCTATGATAGGTGCTTGTCTTGCTGCGAATATAACCATTATCGCTATCAAAGTGTTCATTTGGCTTACTACAAAAGAAATTGCTGCTCCTAAAATAGAAAACGCAGTTTTTAAGGTCAGACCTACAAACTGTGCTACTGGTTGTAAAGATTGCATCAAATTTATTAATATTTTTCCTAAATCAATAAGAACATCATTTAAACCACCTTCACCAATGGCATTGAATACTTCTGAAACGGCATCTTTGAAGTTTGAAAAAACTCCTGAAACTGTATTCAGTCTTTCTTCTAAAGCTGTAGAAAATGACTCTTGAGATATTTCCCTGAGATGATTGACTATTGAATCAGCATCTCTTCCTATTCTTTGTGTATTGCCTCTAAAAGTTACGGCAAGTTGGTCGCCTTCAACTCTTGCTATTACACCAAACTGCTTGAGCATTTCCATTTCACCAGTCGTTGCATTGAAAACAGCTTGTGCTAACTGCGTTATGTCTTTTCCTGCTCCTGCTGCTAAATTACCAAAATCTGTTAGAACTTCGCTAGTTGGTGCTATACCTGCATTTACTAAAGTGGTAAAAGCAGAGGCTACATTTTCTAATTGAAAAGTTGTGCCAGATGTAAACTTACGAACCAAGTCCATTGAAACTGCAGCGTTTTCTGCACCTCCTGTGACGGCTCTAAGGGTTGCTTCTAAATCTTCAAAGGTTCTTGATGTATTTATTATTTCTCTACCCAACAAACCAAGACCTAAAGCACCAATTACTCTTCCAAATCCACTAAAACCTTTAGTAACCTTGTTGGTTTGACCTTCTGTAGTTTTTAGCTTTCTATTTACATCGTCAAGACCTTTTCTGAGTTTCTTGGTCTCAGCTTCAATTATTATTTTTAGTTCGTCTACTGTTGCCATTATTCGTCAGGGTACAATTCCATTAAGTCTTTCAATTCTGAACTGGTTAAAGGTTTTTCTTTTGCTCCTCCATTGAATTCAATAAAACCATCTATTGCAGGAAATATCTCATGTAAACTACTTTCCCAAAATTCTTTAGGTTTCCAACCAATCATACCTAAACAAATTTCCATATATCTTCTTACTGGTAAACTTTCAGCGTTTACATCTCCTGTGGCTTTTTTTCTTCATTTTCCTCCCCTTGTTCAACGAGAAGAACACTTGTCAAAAGATTAGCAACTACAGAGGTTGTAGCTACAATTCCTGACTCTTGAATCAACTTTTGAACATCTTTAGCTTGAAAATCATTGCCACCACCTCTCAACGCAGGTAGTAAAACTGCCATCATATCTCCAACAGATATATCTCCTTCTGACATCTTTGTTGCAAGTTTGATAATCCCACAACCTACTGCCTGTTCTATGCTTACAATCGCATCAATAGTCAATCTAGCCTTGTAAGTTTCTCCACCTAATATTACTTCAATCTCGCCCTTTAGTGGGTTTGTCATCTGACTTCTCCTTTTTTGTACTTGCCGTTGCAAGTTGTATTTTTAAAATATTATCTCTCTTGTCTAATACACAAGAAAGAATGTTATAGGTTTTTCCATCTACAATTACAGTAGTTGGATTTTTTCCTAACTCGTTGGGAACTTCTAACATATCACCATTCAACATGGCAGATATATTGCCTTTAGAACCTTTAACTTCTACCGTTTGCCAAGCCATTTATTAGACCGTAGCAAATGTTATAGCACCTGCACTTTCAAAAGAGATACTGTAAGTGACCTCTCCATTGAACTCTCCTGCATATTCCAAAGATGTTATCTGAAAAGCACCAGTGAAAGTACCAAAGTCAGGAACTAAAAATTGATAGTTGTCTTGTGTATCTGCTAAAGCATTAGTCTTTACAGTTGTTTCACTAGCTGCATCTGTAAAGACACCACTACCAGAAACACTGATTGACTGAATACCTGCTGCTGCCAACATTGTTCTTTTTCCAGAACTATCTTTGTTGGTAACGTCTACAGATTCATTATTGATTGTAAGACTTGTTGATCTCAAGCCTGCTATTGTTGTGAAAGTCTCAGGTGAACCACCGTTACCGACTTTCATAAGCATTGCACTGCCTTTTTGTGCTGCCATATCTTCTCTCCAATTCAGTGAATATTAGTTATTTATTCACTAATTAAACAAGCCGTCTGGCATACAAAATTTATTAGTTACAGCTAGTTAAGAAGTACCTAATATTATGGCTCGGAATCGCATGACACCGTGCCTCGTTACCCCATCTGGGTCAATAAGAATGTCTCCAAACTCAAACCTTAGATTTACTAGATTAAATCCAGTAACACTCAAACTATAATCATGCAATAAATCATGTATTCTGTCCATGATTTGTTTTGTTTCTTTACTGCCTTTGTACTGTGACCATATATCAAAGTTGATAGTATATTCACTGCCATCAATGTCTTTGGTAGAAAAATCTATTGAACTATCCCTACCCATGCTTACGAAAGGGTAGCTGTTTCCCTCTTGTACTTCATCATATACACCTGCACCAAGTGTAGATGTAAGGTTGTTGTCTCCATTTAAACGAGAGTAGATTGCACTTTGGATTGCGAATTGACCGATAGCCATTATTCTATATAACCCCCTTTTTTGAATATTCTTTTTATCTTTGGTCTGTTTCTTTCCAGAGCAGGTTGCATGAATGGTCTAGGTCTAATTGTAGATGTACCAAATTCCAAATGTGGTGCGTAAGATGCAGAAGCTATGATTTGCCCAACTACAGAAGTGCCTCGTTTTTTAACATTTGAACTAATAGAACCCACCAAAAAACCAGTATCACTAGCAGGTGGTTCGCCTTGTGCCGATGCTGTATGTTGCCTTCTAGGATTATACTTTTGGTAAGTGATACCTGTTCCACCCTTTAATAGGCTTTCT